TTCAAGGATGTAAACGAGCTTGCTAAAAGCTATATGCACGCACAATCCTTAATAGGTAAGAGAATTCAGGAGTTATCTCCAGAAGATATAAAACATATTAACTTCCTTAAGGGTGCACCAAAGAGTCATGAAGAGTACGCACTACCAGCAGAGCTTCCTAATGATGTTGTTGATTGGTACAAGAAAACCGCACATGATGCAGGATTAAGCCAAGAGCAGGCCAAGAAAGTAGTTGACAAATATATCGAATTAAATAGAGACTTTGCAGCTAAGCAAGAAGAGCAGATGAAAATCCAAACTACTAACTGGGCTAATGAATTAAAGGCTGAGTTTGGTAATGCATTTGATAACAGGATACAGGTTGCTAAACGTGCCGTAGAAAATTTCGGTGGTCAGGAATTAAAAGATATCCTTAATCAAACAGGTTTAGGAAGTCATCCAGTAGTAGTAAAAATGTTTGCTAAGATTGGTGAAAGCTTACTAGAAGATAGTCTAATTCAAAGTGATTATGAGAAAGTTATAGGGTTAACTCCAGCTGATGCTAAAAATACTTTGAATACTAAACTATTAGATAACGATTTTAGAGGTGCTTTGTACTCCGCTACACATCCAGCTCACAAGGCTGCAGTAGCAGAATATGAAAGATTATTGAGTGCGATGCATCCCAAAGGATAAGCCGTGGTAGGCCCCTGTATAATAACTCGCTAGTGGCGTAACCACAGAATAGCCCCAGAAATGGACAAGCGGTTTCGAAAACAAAAAACAACTTTAATTAATTTAAAACGAGGAAAATATGTCTTATACTATGGACTCAATCTTTGTAAATGCTTATAATGCGATGTTGCATCATTTGTCTGAACAAAGAGGATCAAAACTAAAAGGCCTCTTCCAAGAGGAACAAGCAAAGGGTGAAAAACACTTCTTTGATAGAGTCGGTGCGTTCTCCGTATCCGAAATCAACAGCTTGGCATCGCCCGTTCTATTACAGGACAGCTCTATGTCAAGACGTATGGCTACCTTAAAAGCTTACGACGCCGCTACATTAATACACGATGTCGAAAAGATGAAAATGTTGGTAGACCCTACAAACGACTACGTTGTTAAAATGATGAATGCTCATGGTAAAAACTATGACTTAGCATTGATCAATGCCTTGATTGGTACAGCAGCTACAGGTAAAGAAGGCGCAGGCTCACAAGCTTTCGACTCAAACCAACAAATAGCTCATGGATCTACAGGCCTAACAGTAGCTAAACTTCTACAAGGCTTACGGATATTGGAAAGCAATGATGTAGACATGGATTCTAATAATGTTTATTTATTAGTTAACGCTCGTGGTCGCGAAGACTTACTTGCTGATTCAAACTTTACTTCACATGACTTCCAAAACGTTAAGGCTTTGGCAGGTAGAGAGTTACCTTCTTTCAGAGGTATACAATTAGTACACACTGAAAGATTACCAGCTCACACAGCCGGCTCAGTATACAGAGCAATCCTCTGCACTGATAACGCTCTTAAAGTTGCTAAAGGCATGGATCCAGTTGTTGATATCTCTCAACGTAAAGATATCCAAGATCTACCATTCCAAATCTATACAAAACAAGCATTCGGTGCTGTACGTATGGAAGAAGGTCTAGTAGTTGACATCTTGTTCCAATAATAACAATTAAAATAGGAGTAATTAACTATGCCAATCGGAACAGTTAAATCAGTAAACGTAACAAACATAGAAGCCAGTCCAACTAGTTTGTTGTGGAAGAAAAAAGGTGAAGTTAAGCTTATAGATAGAATATCTTTAGCTACCACCGCAATGGACGACGTGGGCGATATAATATTGATGGGCCCAGTAAGATCTGATGCTATCCTAGTAGAACTAGCGTTCTATAACGATGCATTGGCAGCTTCTGGTCTAGCATATAATATCGGTCTATACTACTCAGGTATAGGTGGAAACCAAGCAGAACTTGGTAGAACATCTGGAACTGTAATAGACGCAGACTGCATAGGAACCGCAGTAGCCTTCAGCACCGCACGTGTTGTACCAGGCTTTGTAGGTTTCGAAGCACGCGACATTGTTGACATAACAAAAGAGTTATGGGAAGTTGGTGGACTAGCATCTGATCCAGGTGGACTATTCTACATCGGCTTGACATGCTCTACCGTAGCTACTACACCAGCTGCTGGAGACATTGTTATGGTGGCTGAAACACTATAAGTAATATTGGGGGACTGCCGGATTGTACTGGTGTCCCCTATATACATTTAAGTATGTAAACTGTACTTAAATCTATATAATAAAGGTAAACATGGCATCAGTAACACAAATATGTAATAGGGCTTTAATAAGACTTGGAGCCAGTACAATCACAGATATAACAGAGAACTCTAAGGAAGCGCGTTTATGTAACATTATTTATGATCAGGTTCGTCAAGAACTTTTAAGATCACACCCCTGGAATTTTGCAATACGTAGAGCAACCCTAGCTTCCGATACAGAATATCCACCATTTGAATTTTCATACCAATATAGTTTACCATCAGATTGCTTACGTGTATTATCTATGGTTGATAGCGCAGAAAACTATAAATTAGAAAATAATAAAATACTAACCAACGAAGCAGTAGTAGACATTCTTTATATAGGCGATGTTGAGGATCCAACTCAATTCGATTCCCTGTTTAATACATTATTAGTATTGCGTATAGCTATGGAATTAAGCTATAATATTACCGGAGCTACCTTTGTATACTCAGCTATTCAATCTGAATTTAACCAGGTTAGACGAGAAGCTAAGCTATATGACGCACAAGAGGGTACACCATTAGATTTTGGAGATGGCGACTGGTTAGGGAGTAGGTAAATAATGGCAATTGTAAATTACATTCAGGCTAGCTTTGCTGCCGGAGTACTAACACCTAAACTAGCAGGACGTACTGATCTATCTAAATACAAGACAGGATTAGCATCATTACATAACTTTCTAGTATCACCATATGGATGTGTGTTTAGAAGGCCTGGGACACGCTTTGTAGAGCCAACAATAAGTACCAGTAATATATCCCGCCTAGTAAGATTTGAATACTCTAACGAGCAAGCTTATCAGATAGAATTTTCTGCAGGTAAGATCAGATTCTATAAAGACCAAGGTCAGATCTTAAGAAGTAGAGGTATAACTAACGGAACATTTACTTCAGGTATTTCAGGATGGACATCCAATAATGCTGGTACGGGAACTATTTCATGGGATGCTGGTAACCAAAGATTAAGTTTAAATGGTGGTGGCGGTGCCAACTATGCTCGCGCCTATCAAGCAGTTGCTAATATAGGCTTGGGTACATTTACTATAACAATGGACGTAGTCACATCTACAATAACTTATAGAGTAGGAACTTCTGTAGGCGGATCGTCCTTAGCTACAGGAACCCTAACTGCTGGTACTGGAAAAACATTTAACTTCACTGTTACTGCAAACTCTACCGTATATATAGAATTTGAATGCGCTTCTACAGCAGGTATAGATAACATTGTTTTAAACACAGGTAATATCTACGAAATAGATATACCATATACCAATAGTGAAATAAACGATTTAAGATTTGCACAATCTTTCGACACACTGTATATTACACATAGGTCTTACGTACCAAGACAACTTCAAAGACTTGGACATGATAACTGGGTACTATCAACTGTATTATTTATTGAGCCTCCTTATCTAGATGAAAATACATCAGATACGACAATAACACCAAGTGCTACGACTGGATCCGTAACTGTAACAGCCTCATCTGCTATATTTGCTTCAACTGATGTTGGTAGGGCTATCCGATATAAATCCGGACCAGATAGATCTGATGTAACCAATTATACTGGAACTGGTACACAAACCTACTTTGATATTCCCTTTTACCCACAAGGACCTAGCGATCTAGTAGTAAGTTTTATAGAAAGTTCAGGCGCTCGTACTGCCAAAACCTATACATCTGGAGCTCCGGGTGCTGGTCAATTTACTATAACTAATGGTCAGATTCGTACTGGCGATACGGCCTCATCATCACAACGTGTTGAGATATCTCCGGCATATGCTGGATCCGGAGAGTGGGGATGGATGAAAATAACCGCATATACATCATCTACACAAGTTACAGCCCTGGTACAAAAAGACTTAGCTGGTACTAATGCATCCACAGAATGGAGGTTAGGTGCTTGGTCTGAGACTACAGGGTACCCACGAGTTGTAGTATTCCATGAACAAAGACTATACTTTGCTAATACAGAAAATCAACCACAGACATTCTGGGGCTCGGCAATTGCTGACTACACTAATTTCCAACCAGATAATGTTTTGTATAAAGGTGCTATTGATAACGATACCTCAGTATCCTTTACATTAGCCGCAAATAACTCACAGGCAATAAACTGGTTAGCTTCTAAGGGAGCATTAATAATAGGTACAAGTAACGCTGTATTCTCTGCTAAGGGAAGTAGTGGATCTATAACGGCATCTAACGTATCAGTTAAAAAAGAAGCCGATATACCGACAGCATTTACACAGGTCGCAGAAACTTATAATGAAATTATATTTGTTGAGAGCTTGGGGCAACGCGTCTACTCTGTATTTTACTCTTTCCAATTAGACGGTTATGACGTACAAGAACTAACACTACTATCAGATCATTTAGGTAAGATAAGCCCAATATTAGAAATTACCTACCAACCTACCTCTAAGATATTGTGGGCTAGACGTGAGGACGGAACTCTATTGAGTTGTACCTATATCCGTAACCAAGAGGTTATTGGATGGGCTACTCACAGCATAGGGGGCACTGATTCTGATGTACAATCAATATCAGTTATCCCAGGAGCTACATATAGTGAGTTGTGGATGGTTGTAAATAGATCTGGCATGCCATCTGGATTCAGTAGAACTATTGAGTTTATGACACAGGAGTTTGACAACGAAGAAAAAGAAGATGCTATATTCCTAGACTGCTCCTTAACTTATAACGGCACATCATCTACATCTATCAGTAACCTTGATCACGTAGCCTCTGCTGAAGTATCTGTCTTAGTAAATGGCTCTGTCCATCCTAATGTAACAGTTAGCTCCGGTGGTGTGGCTACATTAAGTATTGGTGCAACTAAAGCTACATTCGGATTTGGATATGAGTCATATTTAGAAACTATGAGTATAGAAGCTGGATCTAAAATAGGATCTGCACAGGGTAGTATAAGTAGAATATCAGAAGTTAGCATACGTTTCTTTGAAACTATAGGCGCTAAAGTAGGCTTCGATTCTAACTCAATAGACATCATACAGTTTAGAGAATCCAATGATTTAATGAATACATCTCCAGATCTATATAGTGGATTTAAAATAATTAAATTTAACTCTGGATTTAACCCAGAATATAAGGTATACTTAAAGCAAGATCAGCCGTTACCAATTACGGTATTAAATATTGTATTTAAGGCCCAGATATCAGATGCACAGTGATTTAATTATACGACCATATAGAATAGAAGACGTATTTCAAATAAGAGTGCGTGACGAGCAGATAGAGTTTCATAGATCTCATAGGGGTTTAATGGATTATGCCATAAGTATAGCTAATGGTTATATGCCTATAACAGTTACAACTATTGATAATGAAATTGTTCTTATAGGCGGATTGATTCCGTTATACCTAGATAACGCCGAGGGCTTCTTTTTACTTAGTGATACGTTTGAGCATCACTATTTGAAGAACGCACTACTATTGACTAAATCAATTAAAAAGTATATAATTAGGTCTCCATTCAATAGGATACAGACTACGGTAAAGCAAGACTTTGCTAAGGCCGAAAAGTTTGTAAAACTACTCGGATTAGAGAAAGAGGGATGCCTAAGAAAAGGCGGTTGGGATAAAAAAGATTTGTATATTTACGGATGGGTAAGAAATGTTTGACGTAAGTTTTTTTAGAGAGTATTCTGGATTTACTCCTAGTAGCAATAAATCCAATATGTATGACTTCCAGAGAAGTCAGATTACAAGCCAGGCCAATAATAGCTTCTTTGATATAATAGGTGGTATTGGGTCTAAACTATCTAATGCGTGGGCCGCTAGGGATTACGCTGATCAAGTAGCGGAAGCTAAGGCTATATCGTATCAAAATGCACAGGTAGTAGCTGAGGCACAGAAAGAGTACAATCTAAAAGCCGCAGAGTTTCAAAACGAACTGCGTCAACGTAACTCTAATATATTAATGAATAACGCGTACAACCTACGTAGCTTTGCTCTACAAGAGAAAGAGGATGGGTTTGCGTATGCAATGAGGGTTAGCGGTGATTATAAGGCTGAGTTTGCCTCATCTGGAGTACAGTTAAATACAGGATCAACCAGAGATGTTGAAAATTTCTTAATTGATAGTGCTATGACTAAATCTGATAGGACATATAAAGATAGGTTAAATCAGATATCTGAAGTTGTCAATAAAGCTCAGTCAGAAGCTCTCGCAGGTACATATGAACTGTGGAGTGCTAAAGAACGTAATAGATTTATAGATGCTAACGCTCAAATGGTACAATACTAATGGCTAGAATTAATTTACCTACACCAGAGTCAGCAATGACTCCTATACAACAAACAGCACCTTTTAATGCTAGTGAGATCAAATCATTCCAAAATCAAGTAGGATCTGAATATGATCAATTAACTAGCCGTGCTTTATCAAGTGCAGCTAGTTTTAGAGACAGAGCTGAGGCGGCAGAGATGGCTGCCACAGAAGCAGAAAATAAAGCCAGCTTAATGAAGCTAATACCACAAGCCATGCAAGATATTGGTGATACCTTTGACAAGGCTACTGCTAAAATTGTTGCATTGGACCAACACCAATTTGAAGAAGAAGCTGCTAAAGCCGGAAGAGCATATGTACTAGAAGAAGGTATTGGGCTGCAAGAGCAGTATTTAAAATTCAGACAGCAAAACCCAGGTAACCCAGCAGCTACACTTAAGTTTGTAAACGGTCAAATAAATGAGGCACTAAGCAGAGCCCCAACCGAGGACGCTAGATTAGACCTATTGTCTAAAGCCTCACGTATTAAATATTCTGCACTAAGTAATGCCTTCTCAGAGAAAAGAGTTAGGGGTAAGCAAGAAAGACAGTCTCAAGTATCTAAGGCCTATAACTCTATCTTGGAGCAGGTTAAAGTAAACCCATATGATGTACAAACATCAGCAGTACAACTAAACGATATTAATAAGACCTTAAGTAATGAGGGCTTACCAGCAGATCACGTAGACTACTTAAATAAATCCATGAAATCTGGTGTGTTGAAAACACAGATCCAAACTTTCTTACAGAATGGACAAGTAAATAATGCTGCTGACGCATTAAGAGATAAGGGGTATAAGGCTACAATTGAAGCTAATGAGTACAAAGGATTAGTAGATGTAACTGCACAGGCATTTATTGAATCTAAATTAGCTACTTACAAGAAATCTGATTTACGAACCGGAATAGCTGTATTAAGGGCTGGTGCAATCACACCAGATATGCCTAAAGCTAAGCAGTATGCTGACGCAGATTTCCTACTAAATGCTGAAACAATGATGCCTAAACCATCAGAAATAACGTCAGATAATTATGCCCGAATTTCTGACAGCCTAAATAGCTACTGGGCCGGTCAAAAGGTCGTTGGAAGCGATCAAATTGCCTACATAAATAACCGACTTGTTTACAGCGGAAACCCATACGAAGCTGCTGGATATGCACAGGCTATTGATAAACTATTTAATGATCCTAATCTTAAGAATATAGAAGTAGCAAGCCAGTATGGTGATTCTAATAAGAGCACTGTAGGCATGGCATTAGACATATCTAGACAGCTTAAGTTAGGTGTACCTGCTGCTGACGCTGTACAAAACGTACGTAACCACTATGCATCACTAAATAATAAAGAAGAATCTCAGTGGAACAAGGAATTGGATAGAGCTACAAAAGAAATTAAGTTTGATAACCTAGTAGAATCTGCAATTGATAAGTGGAATGTATACTACAATCCTAATAATCAGCCATATGCAGCTAAGGAGGCTGAGAATTTATTTAGAGCTGCTTATATGAAGACTGGGAATGTTGATACAGCTAAAGAAATGACTAAGGTTGCACTAGAAAGAGATTACTCTATTACAGAAGTAAATGGTGTAAAAGAGATCATGAAGAACGCGCCAGACAAAGTATTACCTGGACAAACCAAACGTATAGTCGAAGGGTTCCACTCAGAGATGGGTAAATACTTCACTGAGGCCGGACTAAAATACGACAATAATTATAATGTTGTAGGTCCAGATAACAAGCCTGTAAGAATACGTATGCAGCCAATGTATAACGGAATTGAAACCAAACCTGGCACAAAAACATTTTTAGTTACTGATGAAGGTGGTAGACTTATAGTAAGGCCTGACGGTAATTTCCTAACATATAACGTAGGATATGACCCAGATGCATTCATAAAGGAAAAAGAAAACCTTATGCAAAATCTTGGGTTTGAAAAAGATATGACCGAGGAACGCTTGAGGGAGTCAGCTAAAAATGATATAATGAACTACATATTAGGGGAAGACTTCTCGAAACCAAGCACAGAAGGTAAGTAATGTCAGTAATTGATAGTGTTACAAATTTTTTTACTACAGATTACGAAAGGGCTTTAAATAATTCTGTCAGTACTACGGCTGGAAGCGTATCATATGAACAGATGTTACAATCTATGGTACCTCCTACAATGCCTACTACCACAGAGAATCTAGAGCAAGGTAAGTGGGATACATTCACATCTAGAGCTGCACGTCAGGTAAACACTGACATTGGTGGATTGATGAATTTTGCATACGAGTACTTTGCAAAAGAACCTAATTACAACGTATTTAAAGATCCAGAATTTACCTCACAAAGCCCAGAATTCCAAGTTAAATATGCAAGGAATCTAATGGACTCACCTAATGCACAGTACACTCGTGGATCTATACAGAAGGCTAAAGAAACCGAAGAGCTAATGGCTAAAACCTCTGAGAATTTCTATACAGGAATAGCTGGGGATATGGTAGGTTCGCTATTTAATGTAAGTAACTTACTAGGGTTCAGAGCTACATTAGCCAATGTACCACGTATAGTAAATGCTGCTAGAGTATCTGGGGTTGCTACGGGTGCTGTTGCAATACAGGAGTTAGGCCGTCAGCAAGAAGATATTACAGTATCTGATCAAGAAGTAGCTATGAATGTCGGATCTACTATGGCATTGGGTGCATTTCTTGGATATTTAGGCTCACCGTCTATGAGTCCAAAGTTTACTCAAAATGCTAAAACTATTTTAAATCCAAACGCCCCTCTTAAAGCTGAGACTTTAGAGGATGTACTTGCGGCTGGTGGTAATGCTGGAGCTGCGCGAGTAGCTACTGAAGAGGGCTATAACTTAGCTATGACAAACTCAGTATTTAAAAAACTAGCTGAGGTATCTGATATAACTGGTGCCGAACTACGTGGACTGCAGTCTCCATCAAAACAGATGAACTATTATACAAACCTATTTACTAGTCATAACTATCTAATTGAGCGTAACCTAAAGGGTGAGGCGTCTCCTATAAGCTTAGTTAATATGATTGATAGTGAGTTCAAACTTAAATTTAATCCATTAAGAACAAATCTAGATACTGCATACGCCGGATTTAAAAAGGAAGGCGGTAAACTAAACCA